GAATTCCGAAAGATCCCCCTCACACCCTCGGAATCGCCGTTTACGGTGGCTCCCGAGGGTGGGCTCGGTGCATCTTGCATCTGGGTTCGAAAGGCGAATAGCGACACCAACGACACGGAAATCAAAATCTTAGCACTTCAATGACCTACGAACACGGAATCGACTCGACCTACGGTGAGGCGCTCGCCGACCTCCGCGATAAGGTCGGCGGAATGACCAACTGGAGCATCGTCGACGATCCCGGCGGCGGCGGGACCTCGCTTGGCGATCAGGGCGGCGGTCAGTCAGAGTTTTTCGTTCTGCAAGCCCCGAATGGCGAGCAAGTCCGCATTGGTTATGCGGGGATGACTCCCGGAGACCAGACGACCGGAGACTACGACAACAACTGGGGGATCGTCGTCGAGCACGGCCTCGACTGGGACCCGACTGGTGGTGATACGAGCGACACCGACAACTGGAACGACGGGCAGTGGATCGATCGGTACGGCTCCGATCCGGCCCAAAACCTCACCGACGGGACCGATAACTACGGCGACACCGGAAAGACCGAGGCAATCGCCCCGCATGTCGACCCCCGCGACATCAATACGACCGATTCCGTAACCTACTCGCTTCACTATGGCGATTCGACCGGCTTCGCAATCTTCCTCAGCCGGAACGTCGGGGACGGAAATGACGCCTCGATGGCACTCGGAATGGCTCAACTGAACACGTTCTTCAACTACAACGCAACGTCGTCGAGAGAAAGCGAGCACGCCTTGCTCCTCCACGGAAACTCACGCAGCGACGACAAGGGGACAGATCACGTATGTGAGTGGAACTGGATGAGCGCGGGCGGCGGCACCTGTGACGGCAGAAGCGAAAACGTCGACGCTCACGGAACGACGACCGCCTACGGGATGCCGAACGGTCACCCCGATTACGGCGACTACCCCAGCGTCGACGAAAACGTCGTCGCGACTCCGAAATGGACGCGCAACCGGTCCGGACAGGACTACGGAACGGTGATCGGCACTCATGAGGTCTGGATGATGGACCTCGCCGGGAGCAGCAACGGCGATACGCTGCAGGACAGTAACGCAAACGACAAATTCCGGATCAATAACACCAACGGGTCGATCGAGCACTATCTCACGAACAAATCCGTCGGTCTGGGTCTGCTCATGCAGTAATGGCGACGTTCACGATCAACGACGCGGAGGTGAGCGAGACGCCGCTCGGACGGGGAACGACCCGGACGACGACGGCCCCTGACGGGCCCGTCGTGCTCGGAACGTCCTCGAGCCGAGCCGTCGAGACGACCGAGACGACCGGCTCACTTTCCCGACCGGCCGACCGTTCAGCGCTGACCCCAGAGACCGTCGCTCGGCATCTCGATCGAGCAGACCAGGAGCGCCGCCGCCGATCCGTCGCAGTGACGAGCCGGTACGACTCAACGTCGATCCGGTACCAGAAGGGAACCAACGGAGCGACCTCGCTCATCACAATCCCGAACACGTTTGCGTCGGTCGATTTCGTGGTCGTTGATCCCGATGCGAACCGACTCCCGGAAGTGGACTGGATCATGACCCGTGGACTGTTCCCGACCGCGGCTCGCGTCAACGAGAACGCGGAGGGTCGTCTCTGGATGCTCACATCGGTCTATCGCGAGTTCATGGGGATCGCCGAGCGCGGCGGGAGCAACGTCGACTATACCTGGTACAACCCGCCGACCGACGAGGACGGGGAGCCCCTTCAGGAGCCGGTCGACCCGGTGAATCAAGATGCCGCCGTGATCGTGCTGGACCCAAAGAAGATCAAGGGGATGTACTCCGGGACGGACGTAACGATGGGCGGTCCGATGGGGTAATCTTGACGACCGTCCACCCGGTCGGCTCTCCTGGTCGAGCTCGCGATCGTTGACGTCGTCGCCGGCGTCGCGACCGACCCGACGCCGTACTGCGTTCTCTTTCAGTTACAAAAGTAGGGTGGTATGTGTCTGAAAGTGGAAGGTTTAGGAACAGAGATCTAGTGGTGGATCACGCTACAAGTGTCCACTTGACGACTCTCCACCGACATGCTCGATTTCCTTTATACTCCCGCCAACATTCCCTTGGACGATCACTAACTGCCCGTCGCACCCGTCGTGCGGACATGGATACTTCCGCTCGTGGTCTAAGAGGCCCATCGGTCACCTTCTACTCTTCGTCGGTACCGGCCTTTCGGAGGGTAATTTCCCCTTCTTCCCAGTTCCCAACCATCTCAAGTTCGTCGTCTTCTTCCCAGTCCATCAACTGCATCATCTGGGGCGGGATCGAGAGGATATTGCTATTCCCAGAGGACCGGATTGCGCGCTGTGCTTTCACCGTCGATTCATTCGGATCAATATCAAGTGCCATCTGCATCCTCTTACCCGAATCAAATGGGAGTACGGGAATAAATCTGACCTCTGTGTAAGACATCTCTTATACGACCTGTATACAAAAACCTATGGAATAGCGTCCGAACCGAGGGAGACTAGGCGATAGACTAAAGGTCTAACAATAATACGATACTACGTGTATGTCGGTCAGAGTAGACACAGAATCGAACGAATTCGTAGACGAAAGGGACGTGAGAACGTCTGGAGGGAGCACTGTCGTAACGATTCCTCCGGAGATACTGAAGCAGTCAGGCCTTGAGCCGGGCGATTCCGTAGAGTTCCGCGTAGGGTTCGATGAAGAGGGAACAATCAGGCTCCAGGAGACTGAGACCGATGAATCCTAATCAGGCGACGCTCGATGGGGAGCGACAGACCTCGCTCGGCTCGATCGCGTCGACGGAGCCGGTCGTCGACGGCGTCGAGCAGGTCCTCGTCTCGTCGTCGACGAACTCGAGGACCTCCTACCACAAGCAAGATCCGCACAATGCGGGGGAACCGAAGTGCGGGCAGACGCTTCGGGCCGACCGCTCCGAGTGGGATCAGAAGCCGAAAGAGAGCATGAGACGGTCGTCTATCGAACCCTGCCCCTCGTGCTACCCGGACGGTGATCCTCGATGAACCTCTCGACAAGAAAGAGTTTCACTTTCACTTCGGTACGGGAACGTCTTTTAAGCCCCGTAGAGAATGCAAAACAGACGGGTTCGCCGTCGCAAAATGCGGCTCCCGTTGATAACTCCGCCGGCGTCTCCCATTTCCACATAGCCGACGCCGGCGGGCCCACGAGAGCCATGAGTATCTGGAACTTCATTCCACAAAAGTCCGCGGTTGATCGAGTCGCGAGGTGGTTTTAGTGCCGCAAGCACATCTGATGGACTTCGAGAGTGACGACGCCGGCGACGGCGGCGTCGACCTCGAGGCCGTCGACGAGGACGACCTCGAGCAACTGACCGATGCCGAGCGGGAGGTCGTTGAGGCGACGAAGCTCGGTGACAAGGGCGTCCGTGAGTACGGTCGCGAGACGGGCCGACGGCCGGGAACCATGGGAAACCTCCTAGCTAGCGCTCGGGAGCGACTCGCGGGGGGTAACGACGATGTCTGACCGCGACCGCTCGGAATCGATGTGGTTCTGCCCCCACTGCACGAAGTGGGTCGGCTGCAAGCTCGATCGCTGCCTCGAGGGCCACGACCGTCCGCGGCTGCCGCTCCGATCCGACGATGTCGATTTCGACGCCTCCTGGCGCGTCGATCTCCGCGATCGGCTCCGGGGCAAACTCCGCTCGCTGCTGGGGTGGGTCCGATGAGCAGCGACGGACACCAGCCTGCACCGGCGTCGATCGACGAGGACCGGCTCGACTTCGAGCAGGCCGAGGACGACATGACCTCGAGTTGGTCGCGGGCCCTCGAGGAGGCCGTGGAGATTGAGCCGATGGACCCCGGCGAGTTCGCGGTCAGTCTCGAGTCGTCCGAGTCGGTCTATATCGTCCATCTCGTCGGCGATGGGGCGGCATTCAGTGGACGCTGCATCTGTCCCGGCTATCGCTTCCACGACGGGCCTTGCGCCCATCTCTGCGCCGTCTATCAGCAGTCTCTCGAGGAGCCGACGCTGATCCCGGAGGTCGACCTTCGATGACTCGAGACGGTTCGCTTCGGACTTTCGACGGCGTGCAGGAGCGCAACGACGAGGCAACCAGCGACGTTCGCACCGATGGGATGGTCCCGAAACCGAACCTCTCCGGTCTGACCGAGGCCGAACGGGAGGTCTTCGTCTCGGTCGACCTCGAGGGGCTGTCGCCGTCGGAGCTAGCTAGCGTCACGAAGTGGGAGGCATCGACGATCCGAACGATCTTGTCGCGAGCCCGCCGGAAGCGGGCGGAGGACGACCATGACGACTGATTCCGATTCTAACGACTCCGAGTTGTACCGTACCGTCGGGCCGGACATCGCTGCCTCGAAAGAGGACCGCGAGCAGGCTGCCCGGATCATCGAGATCATCGAGAGCTTGGACACGCTGACGAAAGAGGATCTTTACGAGGAATACGAGCGGAAATACCCGAACACCAAGACGTTCAACGACGAGCGGACGACCGGCGGCCTCGAGAAAAAGTACCGACCGGCTGCGCTCGATATCCCCGGATTCGGCTCGGAACGCGAGACGTGCGGGAACCCGATCCCCCATATCTGCGACTGCTGTGGCGAGGTCGTCAACATCGGCCGGACGTGCGGTCAGTCGATGTGTCCGCGGTGCGCGCCGAAATGGGTCCTCAAGACTGCTCCGGGGATCGTCAACAACATCATGGGCGCGGCCCGGATGATGTCGGCGAACATCGACGGCCCCGTTTACAAGCACCACTCCGTCATCAGCCCGCCGGAGGAGTTGTACATCGACGCGGAGTTTCCCGAGCAGGAACTGATTTCGGTCGCGCAGGAGTTCATGGAGGAGATCGGGATGCAGGGCATCGCCCTCTATCACTCATGGTCGGGGAAGCCGAATGACGACGGTGACGATTCCGTCCTCGAGGAAGCCGAGGAGTTCAAGCAGAACCACGACGACGACATTGGTGAGTGGAAGAAACGGCTCTTCGCCGACCGTGACTGGCACGGCGACGTGCGCGAGGAACTGCAGCACCGGCCGCACGTTCACCTGATCGGTGCCTGTCCGTGGTTCCCGATGGGTGACCGTGACGAAACTGACCCACGCGGAAACCGACTGGGTTATCCACCGAATCACGGGCAAGCGAGACGGAAACTCGTCCGTCTCCCTCGCGGATATGCGGTCCGTTGCTCGAGCCGTCGTCTACGCGCTCAGTCACTGCGCGATCGACACACGAGAGGAACCAGGTTCGAAGGGCGGCGAGACCACGGCTAAGTACGTCTTCGGCAAGAAGGGTAAAGAGTACTTCAACGCGGACGACCGAGACCTCGAGGAAGCCAAAGCCCACTGCTATTCCGTCGCTCCGACGCTGCTCGGTATCGATAAGATGGAAACCTCGTGCCGCGAGGAAGTTCCCGAGGAGGAAACCGACCACAGCGACCCCGCCGATCAGGACGCCCTCGATGACCTCGAGGAGGACGGGGAGGCTTCGTCGACGAACGACGATGACGAGATCTCGATGAGGACGTGTCACGGAGACCTCGTCTCGATCGACCGGGCCGACTTCGTTGACGACGAGGAATGGCGAACGCAGGCCCTCTTTGCCGACGAGGCGGTCCGTGCGAAAGCGGAGTGGGAAGAGAAAGGCGGATGGGAGGGATGGCTTGAGCGGCAGACAGGACAGGCGAGGCTGCCGACAGACGGCGCTGAGTCGGTCGACAGTCCACCGCCCGGCTAACCCGTTGATCGCCCCGTGATCGCCCGCTGGCCAGCCATGCGTCTATCCTTCGCCGCTACTTTTCGCCGTCATTGTGGTGTCGACGTCTTTTCGACCTCGAGCGACAGCTGACCCTCGTCGTCGACGGGCCCGATCCCTTCGTCGACGACGGCCGACCACGTCGTCGACGGGACAACTATCCAATATCAGACAGTGTCATTATATCCAACCGAAACGGAGGTTTTCCGACCGCCGTCTTGCGATTTCAGGGACCTCCAAAATCGCCGCGTCCACAACCCCGCAACCGAGGGAGCAACGCACAGACTGAGAATGGCCGTCTCGGGGCCTGAAACGTCGAAGTAGGTTCCCGCTACTCTCCGGTAATGCTGACCTTCGCAAAGACCCCTGTTGTAAACCGCGGACAGGCGCGTAGCGCCGTCGACCCCCCGAAATTTTTTGCGCGCCGCTAGGCGCGCGAGCCGAGCGAAGCGAGGCGGCCCTTTACCTCATCCTGCCAGCCCGAGCGCCGGCCGGGGCCGAGGCGAGGCCGACCCCCCACCCACCCGCCGACCGCGCTGCTCGCGGCGGCCGCCGCCGCCGGCGACCGCGTCGACCGCCCTCGAGGCGAGCCCGTCGACGGGGATCGTCGCGACCGTCCCGGCTACTCATCCGTCGGCCACTGATACTTGATATGGCTCGGCTTCTCGATGACCTCCTGATCGACCGCCCGGTTCAACGCCGGCCGGACGACGCGCTGCCACCAAGAGTCTTCACCTTGCCCGTCCAGATGCGTCTGCTCGTAGAGCGCACTGACGAACTCCGCGCGGGTTCTCGGGCCGGACTGCTGCTGCAGCCACTCGAGCGCCTCGAAACCGATCTCGCGGCGTTCCTCTCGGTCACGGGGCTTTCCCGGCCGCCAGTCGGCCAGCGCGTCCTCGAGGCCGTCGTGACGATCCACGTCGACGCGCGCCTCCTGGTCGTCGTCGACGGCGGGGCCAGCAGCGACGTGGTCGTCGCGACGATCGTCGTCGACGCTCGCCTCCTGGTCGACATCGTCCTCGAGGCCCTGCTCGCCGAGCCCACGCTGATCCGGATGGTCTGCTGGGTCCGGTGGCGGCGGAGCGACGACGCGATCGACGTGCCACCATGCGACTGCGCGACTCCCGATATCTTTGCTCTCGAGGGCATCGGCGCGCTCGAGCAGTCGGAGATCGTCGAGGACTGTCCGCCGCGTCACGTCGTCCTCAAGGGCATCGACTACCTCCGTGGTCGATACAACGGGGTCAGGATGATGTCTCACGGCCTTCTCGACCCTGTCGAGTCGGTTGCTCATACACCACAGTTACTCCCACCGCTGTTAGTATTTCCCTCGTATTTCTTTCACACCACCTTCGTATTTCTATCCCATTTCCTACTTGTTTCCTACCTATTTCCTTCGAAGGAAAATCAGACACACGGCCTTCTGCGTTCAATTCTCAAGCGAGTATTTACATCCGCGAGCAACCACGGGGTCTGCCTCGAGGACCCACGTTCACAGCTCTATATCACGCTCATGAGGGACCGATCACTACCGCGGATCGATGGCAGAGTTGATCCGCGTCACGCCCTCTATCGAGTCGAAATCGTCATCAAATGAATAGAGATACTCGATACCCATCCGTTGCATGTACGCTACAATCGATGCATCGACGAATGACAGATGTGAATAGCGGCGAAAGAGCGCCTGAGTCGAATTGAAGTCCGTTTTCGGTGTGTGTTGTAGCTGGAAGTGACTCCCTTTGATCAGCAGGTCCATCGTCTCCGTCGCTTTCTGATGATTCCCCTTGTTGAAAATCAGATTCAGGGTCTCGGCGAGGACGTGGTCCGTAATGTGGAAGTCCGGTAACTGTCCGTGGTCGACTCCCTGGATAATCTCTCGAGCCTGCTCATGATACTCATCATGTGCGCTCCGATGTGCGAATAGAACGCTGGTATCGACGACTGCTGTCATTCGCTTCCGAATTCCTCTTTGATGTCTACCGCGTTTGTCTCGCCCATATCGATGGGCTCGGCGTTATCGAATACTCCCTCCTGCTGGTGAACAACCTCGATTTGGAGATCTCCGTTGTCATCGAGATGCCAGCGGAGTTTGTCACCCTCTTCAATTCCGAGTTGGTTGCGGACGGACGAGGGAACTGTGACCCCTCCCCGGGAACTGACCTTCGTCTCTTCGATTTCTGGACTCATATCTACGTGTTCGTTCTGGACCATCTTAAATCACATGAGGGGGTACATGAGCGGAGTTAGGCGTCGACGGGAGTCAGAATGAACGATCTGGTCGGGACGTGATACGCGATCTGCATCGGCGACCCCTGCTCGAGACCCTCGTTGTCGCTGAACGGAGTCGGAAGCAGTCCGTAGACACTGCCTCCCGACTCCTGAACCCGGCCCATTCCGCACGGAATCGTGTCCCCGTCGTGATGGGCCTCGGCAGCCTGTTGGGCTCGTTTGGATGCTGAGGTACTCATATCGTTCACCAACGGTTGCATCTACTAAAATACGTGTTCGACTTGATATTCGTGTACCTATTCAGGTTCCAATTCTGTCACCTGCCAAGTACGTGACCGCTGTGGTCCGGTGCATGGGTGCAGACAACCCGCCACCGACTGACGAGAAGCTTCCCGATGAGATCTATCACGACCGGAATCTGCTCGCGATCGGCTTCGCGACGGCCGTCGCGACGGCGTGGGACCCGGAGGCGGTCGGCTACTACTTCGACGGCGAGTGGCCTGTCGTGTGGGCCGAGACGCCGGCGGGACAGAAGTCGTGGCACGTCACTCCCGACCTCGAGGATGTCCTCGAGCGATCGACGCTCCAGGAGGGACGGCCGCCGACCGGCTACGACGGCCACAGCCGGACCCTCAAGAACAGCCGTCTCGCCCGGTACATCACCGGTCAGTACCCGTCCCGGATATGACGGAACGATTCGAATTTGCCACGAAGAAGGCCGCTGACCTGTTCCGGGAGGAGAACGAGGAATACCTCTGCAGCGACGACGACCGGCGGCTCAAGACCGTCGCCCTCTCGTCGGACACTCCTGAGCGGGTCCTCGAGGAGGCCGCGATCGAGACGGCGGCCACTCGAGCCGAGCGCGACGGGACGAGTCAGCAACCCCTCGAGGAGGACGAACGCGACGCGATCGACTTCTCGAAGGGGCGGGCCAGCGTCCCGTGGGCCCGGTCGATCAAGGCGATCATGCGGGCCGAGGGCGTCGACGACTGGCTCGCCTACGTCGACCCGACCCTATCCGTCGACGAACACCGCGAGGTCGCGAAGCGAGCGGCTCACGACGAGCAGGGCGACCGTCTCGACGCGGAGGACTCCGTCGACGACAAGCTCGCGTCGGTCGAGGGGTTCCGTTCCGGCCAGTGCAACAACGCGGCGACCCACTGTGAAGAGGGCGACGACGACGCCTGTGAGTTCCTCATCGACGAGTGCGATATCGACGAGAATGAGGTGCAGTCGCTCCTGTCGGACTTCGACGACAAGATCCCCGAAGATGAGATCCGAGGGAAGTGGCTCGGAGCGCTCCGGCGCGCTTGGACCGGCTACCACAACGCGACGGCGATCCTCGAGCAGGCCCTCGAGGACGCGACCGAGGCGATCGACCACGCGACGGCAGCGGCAAAAGCGATCAACGGTGTTCGGCAGGCTCACGGACAGGACCCAATCGAGGAGTTCGAAGAACTCGAGCGGCTGCAGCGGCCGCTGGTCTGGGACCCAACCGACGAGATCGTCGACCAGAGCGACCCGGAGGATGTCGGCCTTCGCGACGATCGCCACCTTGAGGACGAGGACGACGACGTCGACGATGATCGGCGCGACGACGGGCAGGATGCCCTGCTCGAGGACCTCCCGGACGAGGGGGACGACGGCCCCTCGAGGGAGTTTCGAGCGGCCCAGCAAGACGGTTATCTCCGGCAGTCTGAGGGGAATGAACCCGACGAACGCGAGGGACTCGGTCAGTTTGGAGCGAGACGCAGCGACACGCAAGCACTCGAGGACTTCGAGAACAACGAATGACAGGCTATTTCTGCCCCGTTGAGGGGTGCGAGAAGCACGAGGACGAATGGGACGACGACCAACCTCCGTTTGACTCTGTGGGAGGGGTCAGGGGGCACGTAAACGCCAAACCCGACGAGAATCATCAGCAGGCCCGTGACCGAGGGGCATGGGTCGAGACCCTCGAGGCAGGCGAAGCAGGGGACGGCGAGGGTGACGAGAGCAGCGACGACCAGGGCGAGAGCAGGGACGAGCAGGCAGACGACCAGCAAAACGAGGGGAACGAGGACCCCCTCGAGGAGGATGACCAGATGGTTAGTCCGGAAGAATACCAAGAACAGCAAGATTCGAGCAGCGAAACCGAGGGACGTGAGGGTGATGAGAGCAGGGACGAGCAGGCAGACGACCAGGGCGAAGGGACCCCTCTCCCGTCGGTCGACTCGGCTCTGCCGGATGTCCCGCCGATGACCGGATTCGTGATCGTCGCGGGTATCTTCGCGGCGATCATCATCTGGCGAGTCTACCGGGCTCGATCGAGCGACGAGCCCGATGTCGAGACGACCATCGAGGACGAGTCCGAGCGGCAGACCGAGCAGCAGGGAATGACGATGATCGAGCAGTAAACCATGAGTGAGGAAACAGATACCGTCAACGAGGACCTCGAGACGGCGGAAGACACAGACGAATCGAAACCGGAAATCGACGACGGTGCGACCGTCGATGTCGACCTCGAGGCGGTCGACGAAGACCTCGAGAACGACGACGAGACGACCGACGAGGACGCCCCCAGCAGCGACGAGAACGATGCCGCGTCCGCCGTGATGGGCGAGGGGGAGACGATGGGTGACTACTACGTAAAAGGGCTCTGCAGCGTCTCGAATGCGGTTATCGAGAACCACGGTGGAGAGCCAATAAGCGAGTCGGTCGCTCGAGACCTAGATCTAGACTCGGCGATGGACGAATTCATCCGGAGCAAGGGGGGTACCGAGGACCTTCCGCCGGGACAGGCGCTCGCGATCGGGACGACGATGTTCGCGATGGCGGTGCTCGCGACGAATCCACAGATTGTGAACGGACTACTCGAGGTGCTCGAATGATGATCGGAAATGCTCGTGAGAAGATGATGGGAAAGATGGTGCAGAAAATGATCCACGGCGAGGCCGGCGACATCCTAACCGGACTGATCGCCGCGAAGGAAATCGATCTGCTCGAGCGGGTCGACCGGCTGCATGATGTCGTCGATGTCGACGAAATCGAGAATATCCCGACGAAAGCTGACCGGAAAGCCCAACTGAAGAAACTGGTCGAAGCGCTCATCAACGACGATATCCCCTCGTTCTGGTTCGAGGTTGTCGGCGAGGCGCGGCTCGAGAACCCGGAGGACGCCCGTGAGTATCTCGACCTCGAGGGCGATGAGTGGGCCAACCAGTGTGACCAAATCGTTCGATCGTACCGGAAACAAGGCGACGAACGCCCGCGCAGCGCTATTGTGGCCGATTACGTGAATCGGAAGTTCGATGTTGATGTCGACTTTTTCGTTTCGCACGTCGTCAATTGGACGGGGACGCAGAAGCGCAACGTCGCGTCGACGTTCCTGCTCGGAAACTTCAACGCAGTCGGTGCTGGGATCGAGTCGGCAATCGAGGCGCTCGAGAACACGGAGGAACCCGATGCTGCCGATGAGTGACGATCAACTGGCGCGGGCGCTGCTGGGGGCGCTGGCGCTGATGACCGCGCTGCTGCTCGAGGCGGGCGACCGGCTTCGCGACGACGCCGGCGACGACGATCGTCGCCTCAAGGACACCCGCGAGGTGGTCCGGGTCGCGCCGGATATCGCCGTGATCGAGGAGTCCGACGAGGAACGGAGGGAGTAATGTCGCGGGTCGGCTTCGCGGCAACGAGCGGCTGGGGGAAGGGTTACAATGCTCAGGCCTGGATGGAAGCAAATCTGCCCGATGTCGATTTCGCGGCGGTGCTCGACTACAAGGACGAGTATCGAGGACTCGTGAAAGGAACGGAGCCGTCACGGCCTGAGACAGACCTCTGTAGCTGGTTCATCGCCGGCCCAGATGAGGTCGAGAAGCCGGTCGCGTTCTGGCGGACACTGATCGAACAGGCCGAGCGCGTCATCATCCCCCGCTACCGGATCGACGGCGACGAGTGGCGGCAGGTTTGCGGCAACGTCGCGGCTGCTATGCGCCAGTTGTTCGAAGATCATCCAAAGAGTTCGTCACTGCTCGCGATCGACGAGGCGCACGCTGTGGCCCCGCAGCGGGGATCATACCCGGAGGCGATCAAGAAGGCCGCGAAGGTCGGCCGTGGCGAGGGCCTGTCGACGCTCTGGATCACCCAAGAGTTGCAGGACATCGACAACCGCATCATCGGGATGTGGACCGACACGATTCTGGGTGGCTTCCGTACCGAAGCGGCGCTCGACGCGCTCTCAATCGAGTACCCAGCGGCGATCCACAACACGAACTTGAAGCCGAGTCAGTGCCCGTCACTTCCGTCCGAACTGCAGGTCAACGGTGAGGACCTCCCGCTTCGGAAGTTTACCGACGACGCGGGTGACATCACTGGAAGTGAGTGGGTATACGCCCTCGAGGGTGGCGAGATCGAGCGAGTGAACACGGCAAACGTCACGATGCACTCGCATCACTACGGCAACCAGGGCGAGTCTCTCGAGTCTCCATATTCATGAGAGTTCAGATCACACTAACGGGCGAGAAAGCGGCTGAGTACACCGAACGGAAGGAACGACTCGAGAAGAGGCTCGGTTACGAAATGTCGCATCCGGAGGCATTCGGGATGTTGATGAATCCTGCTGTAGCAGATAAAATCATTTCGTTGCCTGTAAAACGCTAATATAGCGCTTTGGCTCCTATCGCACGGGTTTTACGGGTATCTGGGACTTCTGATAGCCCGCAATGTCTTCGACCGAAGAACTCGAACGACTGATGGATTTCGAATTCTGGGAAGAGGTGCTCGTGATCTTCGCGGGCTACCTCCTGCCAGTCGTGGTAAAGACGGTCCTCGAGGGCCGTGGAATCGTCGAACTGCCCGACGAGGTGTACGGGGTCATCTCGATCATCGGCGCGGGTTACGGCCTCGAAGGGAGTTACAAGCATTCGGCGATCATGGGCGGCGGCGTCTATGTCGCTGACACTGCTGTGAACGGGCGTATGAACGTTCAGGATCGACTCACGGAGATGGCAGCGTAGAATGGGACGGAACATCAACCACAACAGCGACATCGTCGAACTGCAAGAAAACACCCCGGGCGACCTCACGCCGATCATGACGATCGTGCCAGAGGAGGGTACCATGATCCAGATCCAAAACCGGGTCCCGCAGGGGAGCGCGGTCGGCCTGCCGATCTATGCCGACCCTCGCGATGCCAACGGCGACCCGCTCCCGGTCGACACGTCGCTCGTGCTCACGGCGAAACAGCCGGGAGATCCGCGGCGGACTCCGGTCTCGCTCGAGGTCGACAACATCTCGACGTTCCTCAATAAGACGATCAGCGAGCAGCAGTCGACCGACCACGTCGACGCGACGAAGATCGAACTCCGTGGCCGGGCTGTCAACGTTCGCGATATCGACGAACTCGCTGTTGAAATCAACTCGTCACGGTCGATCGACTGGTCGAACTCGAAGCTGTACTTCGAACGAGCCGGCGTCGCTGAGAAACAGCGGTGATCGCCATGCAGGAGATTCTTAACCAACTGCGGCGGATGCCGGCGACGGCGTCGCGCCTCGAGCGCGACAGCTTCGAGCAACACAATGGTGAGGCGGGTACCCGGTCCCTCATCGGATCGTATCGGGCTCCGAACCCGCTGGTGCTCCGCCAGAATCGACCGATTAGAGTCATCGTCACGGCTTTCGACTCGTTCACGACTGACGGGAACGGCAACAGTCAGACGTTCAATCTCTCGCACGACCTTGTCGAGAGCCCACAGTCTCAAGATCTGATGCTGTTCGCCGATGGCAACCGTGCAAAACCGGATTCGGTCGACTTCGCGGCGGATTCGTTCGACTACACGGATGGCGGAGCGGCCGAGGACCTCGCCGCCTTCTACATCAGCGGAGCTGACTGTGATTTCGAGATCGAGAAGCAGGCACCGTCGACGCAAGGATCGGTGTCTGAACGGATCTTCGAAGAGTCGCTTTCGCTGCTCCATCAGCGCGACCAGGACGAACAGGCGCGGACGTTCGACCTGAACGCCTCGCCACTGCAGCCGATCGTCCCGCGAAAGTGGCGGCTCAACGTCTACGCGAAGGGGTCGTACCCCGTCACGTGGGAAGATAAAGACACAGGAACGACTGCCCGGAACGCGGTCCTGTCTCTGCCGTACAAGCAGGGACGGAACTCGGTCGACGGGCTCAGCCGGGCCGTCGCACACGACACGGTGGATCGATCGTAAGATGATCGAGAGCCCGCTCGTCGTTCCGCACGAAGAGAGCACCGTGAGCGGGCAGGCGACGGTCACGACAGCCGATTCAGGGGCTGCGGGAACGACGGACAGTCTTCCTGATCACCCGGTTGACGCCTTTTTCGCGGCGAGCAACTGGGACCGAAAGGACCTGTCTCTGGCCCTGTCGACGCTCAATCTGGTGCTCATGCTTATCAACGTCTGGATGGCGATCCAAACACTCAGAAAATGAAGATAAAAATGATACAACACGGACGAAACGGAGGTGAGTCGCATGTTCGGTGGAATCGTTGACGGCGCGCAGGATGCCGTCGATGATGCGACTGACGCTGGTGGCGATTTCATCGACGGGGCGACAGACACCGGCAGCGACGCCGTCGACGACGCGACCGATGCAGGGAACGGCCTACTCGATTCAACCGGGTCATGGTTCGACGGTGCAACAGACAGCGCCGGCGACGCCGTCGACGACGCGGCTGATTCTGGCGGATCGATCTGGGACAGCATAACCAGCGGAGGTAGCGATGCTGTCGACGACTCGATCGATGCAGGCGGATCGATCTGGGACAGCGTAACCAGCGGAGGAAGTGACGCTGTCGACGACTCGATCGATGCAGGCGGATCGATCTGGGACAGCATAACCAGCGGAGGTAGCGACGCTGTCGACGACTCGATCGATGCAGCCGGATCGATCTGGGACAGCGTGACCGACGCAGGTAGCGACGCTGTCGACGACACGATCGACTGCAGGCGGATCGATCTGGGACAGGCGTAACCGACGGATCGGTAGCGACGCTGCCGATGAAACCGATCGATAGCAGGCGGATCGATCTGGGACAGCGTGACCGAACGCAAGCAGGCGCTAATCGGTGGTGTTTCGAACGCTATGGCGGACCCGATCTCGAGGGACGCGGTAAACGGAGCATTGGCTGACTGCTTGCCGGCGAACCCCCAGCAAGCCGGTGCTGCGTGGGACAAGTCCTGAACCTACGACGCGAACCACGGCTGACGGATCGATCGACGAGGACCAAGTTCGGGAGGGAGAGGTCCCCAGCGTGGGGAGTCTCTTGACAAATCCCGTCGTCATGGTCGGCGTTGCGGCAATCGCGGTCGTGAGTTACTACGGATACGAAAACTGGTATGGAGGTAACGATGGGTGACGCTAACCTGTCCTTCATTGGGATCGTCATCGGTCTGATCCTCATCGTCATCCCCGAGCCGGCGACGACCGCGACCGGGCTCGCACTAACGACGGCAAGCACGGGTGTGAGCGTGTCGAATGGCGACATTCCGGGGGGTGGGACGTAGAATGGTCTCGCTCATCGACGCTGGCGGCGGGTTCCTCGACTTCTCTGGCGATGTCGCGACAGGGGCCGGCGATGCAGCGACCGATGCGGCCGGCTCCGTCGGCGGCGGGCTCGTTGATCTGACCGACGATACGGTGACTGAGGCGGCCGGTGTCGGTGGCTCGATCGTTATGGCTCCGATCAACGCGCTTCAAACGGGAGCGGAGTCCGCTGGGAGTGCCGCGGTCGACATCGCTTCGTGGATCACTGGCGGTGTTATCGGAGCCGGATCGGATGTCGCTGGGGCGGCCTTCGGGCCGTTCATCGACTTCGCACTGAAGGCCGGGGTCGTCGGGATCGCCGCATACGTGCTCGTCTCGAAGCTCGGAGGGAGCGATGCAGGTAGTTGAACTACTCGGCAACTTCGGGTTTCCGGTCGTCGCGTTCCTGCTCATGTTCCGGCTCTATCGCGAGGAGCGAAACGAGCGGCGTGAAGAACGATCGAACTGGCTCGATGCAATTCAGGAGCACACCGCAGTGCTCCGTAACATGCGTCACGAGGTGCGGGATGTCGCGACTGACGGAGGCGAAGATCAAGAATGAATATCGGTAAAATGGGAACCGGAACGGCGATCGACCAACTACTGGGCGACTACTTCCCCAGCCGAGAAGGTGACTTCTGGCACCAGGCTTTCGAGAGTGAGACGGACGTGCTGCTCGCGGCGTTGCTCCTCGAAATGAAGCGGAGCAACGGCGACGATCCGACGCTGCCGGGCGATCAGCGCCCGGACCAGCAGGAAGCCGAGTACTTCACGACCGAGGAACCGCTGCCGGTGGATTCCACGAATGAGGACGAGCAGAGCCTCAACTGG